CGCACGAACCGCGCCAGTGATGGCAATGCCCTTGCTTGAAACAATCGGCAATTGAGCCGCAGATGCAAGGTATCCTAGTGTCGTTATCGGGTTAATCTGCCCGCCGCTTGCGAAGGATGCCAGCCAGCCAGTTGACCCCGGAATTGGGGCGCCAAGGATTTGCCGAGGGTCGATTGATTGTAGTGTCATTTTTCTTTTCCTTAATCAAACACGCAAACGGAAAACCCGGCGCTAATCCAGCCGGACGTGTGGTAAACAAATCTGCCCTTGAACCTGTCGGCGACATCGCTGAACGCGGTCAGGATTTCCGGCCCGCCCGTCCCGTTCAGAAAGATGATGCGACGATCCACCCCTGCCGGTAGGTTTAGGTAAAAGTCGAAGTAGTCGCCCCGAACAGCATTGGTTGCAGAAAGAGTTACCGTAACATCATACGCACCAGCGCCCGCTGACAGAGACATGATGTGAAACTGCGCCGCCGTCGCAACAGTGCTTGACCCCACCTCTTTTGTGAGTGCCCCAGTTGCAGAAAATGAGCTTGAACTAGTGATTCTGTATTTGTGCCGAATTTGCACCCAACCCGTCGCACCAGACCCCGCGTTTTTAACCCATATGGTTCCATCGGCTGAACCGTCACGCTGCAAATACAACGTGCCACGGTCGGCAGAGACCGCACCCTCGGGCAACCCATTGCCAGTTCTGAAAACATCAGCAGCAACAGCCGCGCTGGTCGGCAATACTATCCGATAGTCTGCCCTCATGCCTTCAACCTGATCCTCAGTAAACAGCACCCCAACGCCAGAAGGCGAAGCCATTGTCACGATTTCAAAATGATCCGGCGCAATCAATCGAAGGCCGTTAAGAGTAAGAAGCATGGCTCGAGCGTCAACAGGGTCTGCGCTTATAGCATAAGGCCCGCGCCCGCCTGAAATGGCATCAATGTAAAAAGTTCCATCGAAGCCCTCGACTAGCGCAACAACCGTATCCCGTGCTTCGACAGCTTCAATGGCGGCTTCCCCGGCAATGTTGGCATTTACCGCCGAACTTATCGCAGCGGCTTGCGCCAACGCCAGAATATCAGCGGGTACGGGTTCTGTAATCGGGACAGCAAGAAGGTCGGGCAGATCAAAAGTCGCGGGCGAAATAGGAACGGCAATAACCCCCAAAACCTCTAAAAGGGTTGCCCGTTTTGCCGTGCTATACCACGACAATTCAACCCTGTAGGCCGATTTTCTTTGCTTGTCGGTCGTGCTTTCAAGGGACAAAGAATATGCGGTTCCTGTCAGTGGCTCCTCAATCGGATCTGGTGCCCAAACTACATCGTTATTCATATCCCACGTTGCCAGCGTGAATAGCAGCCGGGCGCTATTAGGCGCGGCCCCGGTTGGAATGTTGATATTACCCGCGATAGCTGTAAGTGCCATTATGCCCCCGTTTTGCGTTATGTTATCACAGCGGTATCAGGCCCGCTAGCCGTGCCATTGACGCCAGACCCGTTTACAGGGACGCCCCAATAGTAATATGTGCCAGCCGCAAGCCCAGTATCCGTAACGGTGCCAGATACGTTGGCCCCGGCGACTACGTTCGCAATAATCGCGCCTGTTCCAAATGTTGCCACAACGTCACGATAGATACGAACACTGCTTTGATTTGCGCTATTACCAGTTGAAAATGAAACCACGGACGACCCGACACCATCAGCAGCAGCAAACGAAACCAGCGCAGCGGGCGGGGTTGGGTCTGCCGTTGCAACGATAGTGACGCCAGCGTTCCACTCTGTTGCCCGCCCCGCGCCTGTAACTGTCTGCCACGAAACAACATAGGATTGGCCATCATCGACAATTGCGGTGTAGCCCAGCAGAAAATCCATATCGACGGCAAAGTATTGATAGATTTCTTCGCCCGTCTTTGTGTATCGGAAACGATAGCTGCGGTCTGGACGGGATGGCTCGTCGAACGTGGCTTGAAGCCGAACGGCGTCACCGGATGATGTAACCACACTATTTGCCGTGACGACAACGCTAGTCGCAACGGCCAAAGTCCGGTCAATATCAAGCGCGGGTGTTGGTTGCGGGGGTTCGCCCTCCTCGCCCGGTTCTAAGTCAAAGCGGTTGGTCTGCATGGGTACAACCGCAAACGTGCAGGACATGCCGTTAGGGTCTTCCTCTACCGGGGATACGATCTCATAATCCCCATTGAAGTTTACATCGTAATCAAGCGAAATTGTGCGGACACCACTGGCAAGGATGCCTTTTAGCCCGGTTTGCAGACCTGCTTTTTTAAGCGCAGCAGATCGCAACCCGATAGACTTTGCAATCCTCACTGCCTGATTGTGGTCTTGGCATCCCAGCACGTCCAGCGTTTCAAAGTTTGGTTCGGACGTTCCGTCATAATATAGATCATTGATCCAAGGCGCGGCGGATTGCTTGGTGTATCCATGCACGGGCGAAATGTAGTTTACAATCACGCCGTCGATAGCGCTTTCACCATCGTCGATGATTTGGGTCTGCGCGGACATAATATCCCGCGCCGCAGTAAACGTCAGGGTTGGGGCCTCATATACCCCGGCAACCGGATAAGCCTTTCCGTCATCATCGTAAGCGACAAAGGCATCCATAGTCAGCAAGATTTCAGCCTCGCACTCATGGCGCGGTTTATTGTCTGGGAAGGCGACCCCGCAACGGTAGCGCGGGATAGGGTTTGCCGATCTATCAATTACGGTCTGGTCGCAAGCGTTAGCCGCCGTGGCGACCTTTGCCCAATTTATCTCAGACATAGGTCTGGCGCGGCCATAAGGTGCCGTGCGAAACCATGCCCATATGATTGCCGGGTTGCCATCGCTTGCCGTCCAAGTGCTGACATCATTAATATCATGCGCCGCGTTGCGAGGGTCATACATGCGGTTGAAGTTGCCAACCACCATAACCGAAGGTTCGCCTAGCCTAAATCCACCACCCCAACGATATGCCTTGGAATAGTGCCGATCAGTCGGCCATCGGCAACGAACAACCGTAAAGCACACCCCAGCCAGCTTAAAGTCATTCGGAATAGGAAGAGCGGTTGTAAAATCCGAAGGAAGCGCGCCGAAAACATTGCCCGCCGTTGGGGTTACGGGATAAAGCCGAAAGTTGGGAACCTTTGTTCCGGTGCCTTCATATTGATCGCCCGCGCTATTTAGGCAAAAGGCGTCCGTAATAACGTCACCCGCCGTAAACCCGTCCGTGCCGTCGCTTAGTTCAACCTCAATGCCGTCTAGAAAGTATTTCGGCTCCCCGCATAATTCAGCATCACCATGCGCTACAATAAACCAGAAGTTACTTTCCTCATCGTGTTCCGCAAAAATGCCGATTTCACCGCCGACAGCAGTTAGGCCAGCAAGCTGCCAACGCGGCGCGTCGTTAAGGCGGGTATTGACCCGAGCCTTATCCACGGGCGGCGCGTTTGACTTGCCAGCTAATAGCGCATTAATGCCTAGGTTAAGCAGCAGTGATCCAACCGTAGTTGTGAAAAATGCGCCAACGGAATAGGCAATTGCGCTCAATCCAGTGAACGCAGCGGCTCCGCCTGCCAATCCGCTTAGTCCCGCTATGAAAGCAGTTACGGGGGCCGCGTCCGCAGCCGTTGGCGCAATCAGCGCCGTGCAGATCATAAGCGCCGCGCGCAACTTCATATCGCCCAAGCCTCTAAAACATGCGCCTTCATTTCGACAAGCCCCCGTGGTGCCATGAAGGCTACCCTGTCACCCATATCAACGCCCGCTATCTCATGCCCCATGACATTACACACAACCGGGCGCAAAAGAAACCTACCCGCCACGGGAAAGCCGGCAAGTGCCATGCCGTGCCGAAATAGCCCCAAGGGGCCACCGTATGCGTCGTATATCGCCTTAGCCCCGGCCTCGTCGCTATATGTGCCACGCCAAGGCTTTGCAGGGTCAATGCCAGTCACCGAAAGAACGTGGTTGCATGTTGCCATGATGCAATCTGTCTCGCCCCAGACAAATTTAGACCGCTGCCACAGTCTTCGCAGATCATCCGCCAACTGTGAACGTCCTGATGTAGTTTCCAGCGACAAAGCTGCACCCGCTATCCGTTGCAATACCCAATGATGCCGCCCGCGTCCTTTGCGCGGTGTCGGTGTATGTACCGTTTGGCAACCGACTGCGGCCATATTCCAAGCTACGACACGTCACATAGGCCGACCTGACAAACTGCAACTGACCAATATCGCCTGTGATTTGTTCGCTAAACTCCGTCCCGCGCATTTGCAGCCGCGCCTTAAATCGCAGCGGCGTTGCTGGCCTCATACCTTCGCCGACTTTGCAAAGGGCGTGATAGATAGTCAACTCACGGCCCCGCGCCAATGCCTGATCCGCCTTTAGCGCGTCAAATGTGGCCTTATCCAAGTATGGCAGGCCGAACCTATAGCGCGGGCTTGCGCCGTCCCTTGCGTCGCGTAGCGCCGGGGTCTGGTGGTGGTTTGTCCCGTCCGCGTCAATCGTGCCAAGCCATTCATGACCGCCCGCGAATAGCTTGCCCTGACCATCCCAAAGCCGAACAGGGCTACCGTCGAAGTCATAGAAATAGCACTTACGGACAACTACCCGAATGTCGTAGCTATCCGTTGCCTGCCCGATATGGTCGAGTAATTCAGTCTCGAACGTCATACCAGCGCCTCCACCAACCGGGCGGGGGCGGGGGCCATATGCCGACCGCGTGAGAACGTCGTCCCCACTTCCCTAGCGTTCAAGCATTGCACTAGCATTTTTGGGCGAAGATACATCCTGTCAGTTGCGGCAAGATCCCGTCGCAATGGCGGGGAAACCCTAACAGTCGCCACGTCAGCCGCATCGTAGGTGATTTCGGT